AAGACACCAAAGGATATGGAGTGTGAAGAGAATCTCCTTGAGTATGATGGTAACTACCATATGAATAAGATTGCAAAAGAAAAGGGATTAGATTTAACAGACCCAAGACAAAGAAGAAGAGCTAATAGTCTGGCTCGTAAAAATGCTGCGAAAGGAAATATCAATAACCCAATGGGTAGGAAAAAGAAGAAGAAAAAACTTTTATCTGCATCATATGAACCTATTGTGGTTTCTGAGAAAAGAAAGATTGGTGCAGCAGAGAAAAGACTTCATCAGAGAGAGATGGGTGATCGTAGCAATGATATGATAGTTGCAAGAAGAGGTGAAGCAGATAAACAAAATAAATTGATAGACAAATACCAAAGAAAACAGAATGAAAAAAATAGTAGAAAAAATATAATTAAAGGTATAAAAGGTGGTGAAGTGATACAGGAAGGTTCTCTTCACAAATGGTTCTCAGGATCTAAGTCTAAGGACGGTAAAGGTGGTTGGGTCAATGTAGTCACAGGTGGAACCTGTGCTAGTGACAAGCCAGGTGAGGGCACTCCTAAGTGTGTATCATCATCTAAACGTGCTAGTATGAGTAAGTCTGAAAGACTATCTGCAGCAAGAAGAAAGAAAGCAGCAGATCCAGGCCAACAATCTAAGTCAGGTGCGGCAAAACCTACATATGTTAGTACTGATAGTCCCAGAAAGAAAGTGAAGAAAGAGGAATTTGAACCAGTCATCACAGAAAAATGCTGGAAGGGGTATGAAAAGAAAGGTATGAAGACTATGTTTGGTAAGAGATATCCAAACTGTGTCAAGAAAAAGAGAACTCGTAAAGAAGAGTACGAACCTATAAATGAACTCAGTCAGGATACTTTAAATCAAGCTGCAAGACAAGCAATGTCAAAACGTGAAGCGGCTAGAGGAACGCCTGAATATGGTAAAAGACAAAAACAAGTAGAGAAATTTACCAATGCAGCCTCTAAAAAAAGAAAAGAAATAATTTCAAAGAAAGATAAACTTCAAAAATCTTTTGACAAACCTGATGCAAAAAGAACTCCTACAATGGAAGGAGTTAAAAGAGATGAGTATGGTGATCCTATAGGTGGGCCAAAAATATCTAAGAAAGAAAAAGAAAAGAATCTTAGAAGGAATACACCTGACGAACAGCATACCACTACAACTTCTGAAGGATTTGTTTGGGAGTGTTGGAAGACACACAAGAAGGTTGGTATGAAAATGAAAGGTGGTAAGTTAGTAAATGACTGTCGCCCTAAAAATGAATCATATGAAATAGATGAGGCAAAAAATGCCGCACAACAGGCTGCTATTGCAATTTCTAAGAAGAATAGATTACAAGATTTGAAAGTTGCTAAGAAAAGAAAACTTAGGAAGGAAAGTCTTGATGAGAAGTTAGTGCATGGTAAGTTTGGTAACTATATCAAAAATCAAAAGGTAGAAAAGACCAAAGATAAACCAATGAAGAAACCTCCATACGAGGTTTTAGCTGCATCATATGAACCTATTGTTGAAATAAGTATGGACAAAGCTAGTGACGCATTTAAAAAGGCTAATAGAAGTTACCAGTATGCAGATAGTAAGGAGAAGAAAGACAAATTTTATAAACAAGGTAAGAAGTTTGCTAATTATGCAGCAAAAAAGTATAAAAAATTAGTGAATGATAGATCTAATTTAGATAAAACATTTAATAAACCATCTGCTGTAAGGAAAGAAGAGGTCGAACAAATAGATGAGTTTAAAAAATCTCCTGCCTGGCAGAGAAAGGCAGGGAAGAGTGAGTCAGGTGGACTTAATGCAAAAGGTGTTGCATCATATCGTGCTGCAAACCCAGGCTCAAAACTTAAGACTGCGGTTACAACTAAACCATCTAAGTTAAAGAAAGGATCTAAGTCAGCGAAGAGGAGACTATCATTCTGTAGAAGAATGAAAGGTATGAAAAAGAAACTTACCTCAGCTAAGACAGCGAGAGATCCAGATTCAAGAATCAACAAATCACTTCGTAAGTGGAATTGTTCTTATGAACCAGAGGGTAACTTCATTAGTGAAGATTATGTGAAGGGTGGAGTTAGAAATAATCCATCTACAACATCAACAAAAAAAGTTTCTGGTATGATAAAGGCTTTACAAAGGAAACAATCTGTGTTAAAACAGCCTATGAAAGCCATGGATGCTGGTGCAAGAGGAAGAAGATTATTGCAGAGAAGAGAACATGAAAGATATGTTTCTCCTATCATTCCTGATCATCTAAAGGATGAGTACACTCCTGTAATTGAGGAGGGTAAATCCGCAAAAAAGTGTAAGGACGGGCAGTATTACTGCTTCAATGATAAGAAATGCAAACCGATTCCTAGTGGATACAGGATTGGATATGGTGGAATGTTAAGACCAGAAAACAAAGAAGATGATTCTAATGGTAAAAAAGGCGGTTCTAATGGTAATGGGAACGGTAATGGTGGCAATGGGAATGGCCATGGTGGTAACGGCAACGGTGGAAATGGTGGAGGAAACGGCGGCGGAGAATAGGTTGACAAAATAATCAAGTAACCTTATAATTATATTATGAAATATATCTTTGATGTCGATGGGACGCTGACTCCCAGCAGAAAAAAAATTGATCCGAACTTCTTGATATTCTTCAACAGTTTTGCTTTAACAAATGAAGTTTATCTTGTTACAGGAAGTGACAGAGATAAAACAATAGAACAAATTACACATCATCTTTACTGTAATTGTAAAAGGGTGTATAATTGTGCTGGAAATGATGTATATGAAGGTGACGTTTCAGTATACAGAAATGATTGGACATTACCTTTAGAAGCAAGAGAACATTTGAATGAAGAATTACTTCAAAGTACGTTTCCTGTAAGAACAGGAATCCATATTGAAGAAAGGCCAGGCTGTGTCAACTTTAGTGTCGTTGGTAGAGGAGCAAATCAAACAGAAAGATTAGTGTATAGTGATTGGGATGAGATAAAAGGAGAGAGAAGAGCAATAGCAGAAAGATTCAATAAAAAGTTCCCTGATTTACATGCCTTTGTGGGTGGTATGACAGGTGTAGATATATCAGATAAGGGAAGTGATAAGAGTCAGATCATCAGAGACTTTCAAGATGGTGGTGTTGTATTTTATGGCGACAGAATGGAAGAACAAGGAAATGACAGACCATTAGCAGATGCAATATTGAATAATAAATTAGGAGAAGTTGTATCAGTCACAGGTTGGGAAGATACTTGGAGGAAATTGAAATGAGTGAAACAAAACTTGAAAAATTTATGATGGAAAAGGCCGCCAAAAAAGCGGAACTGGAAGCAAGAATGTCCGCTGCTTATTATAAAAATAGAAAGATAATAAAACATGGAAGAGTTTCTAAAGAGGAAAGATTAGAAAATCAGTACAAGAAATGGGCAAAAGAAAATCAACACATTGTTGATGAGGAAATTAAATCGCCAACTTTTGATAATGTTTGGAAAAATCTAGTCGATAATTTTAGATGATATACATAGTGTGAAGATATGAAAATGATGGAATGGTTGAAGGAGGAGTTTACGAAAACCCCTGGCTATATGAGGGTAAACCTTTTACTTCTGACGACATTGGCAATTTCTTCGGTTACGTCTACCTCATTACTAATAAGACAACAGGTAAGAAGTACATCGGCAGAAAATATTTCGTACAGAAACGTAAACCAAAGGGAGGAAAGAGAAGAGTTACTAGCGAATCAGATTGGAAGAAGTACTATGGATCGTCCCCCGAACTCAAATCCGACGTATCCACCTATGGAAAGGAGAACTTTTCCAGAGAGATCCTGTCTCTCCATACAAGTCTGGGGAAAACCAACTATGAGGAAACCAGACAACTGTTTCTTAACAACGTTTTAACAGAAGCACTTGACAATGGAGAGCCTGCATACTATAATAGCAACGTTCTGGGAAGATACTACAGAAAAGACTACTTTGATGCTTGAGTATGCTGAATATTTGAAGAGTATAGGAGCGGATAAAATACCACACCAAGACTCCGATCTTCTTTCACATTCCTTAAGAGTTTCTGGTATGTTATGGCAATATAGCAGACCTATGGAAGAAGTCATTGCTGGTCTTTTTCATTCAATATATGGCACTGAATTTCAAATGTATCAAATTACTGTTACACGACAAGAAATTCAAAACCTAATAGGAGAAAAATCAGAATATATTGCCAATTTATTTTGCACTCTAGAAGATAGAGTCAATACCATATTGTATGGCAGAGGTTTGAAAGAACCTGATAAAACAACTCTTAGATGGTTGGAATATTGTAATATAAAAGACCAAGATCCTAATGCCACAATCTTAAAAGAGTTTGAACTTGTCTTACATATATAATACACACAGAATTTTTTGATAGTAAAATGAATCAAGTACCTAATGCTGAATTGTTTTTCAAGTCTGGTAAAAAACTTGTTAAGAAATCTACGCATGAGGAGTTTGCAGGTAGAGATATCCTCGTCATAGGTTTGGTTGGAGCATTCAACCCAGTAGATGAAAAGATGGTTAAAGATTATGAAAGATTATATAACCATTTCAAAGATACAACTATCATTGGCAATCCACTAGATGCCTCACATATTGATGAGATCTATTTTGTTTGCATGGAGTCACCTTGGGTGATGGATGCATGGTGGAAGAAAATGAAAATTAAAAATTGTAAGTATCTACCAGATGCAAGTGGAGCTTTCTCTTATAGATTGGATCAACAAGGCGGATTAAGTGGAGGCCAAATGGTTGTTGAAATGTATAATAAGGGTTATGGAAAAAGATCTTGGAGATATGTTCTTCTTTTAGAAGACAATAATCAGATGACTTATGTTGAAGAGGAGATACCAGATGGTGCAGCTAGTAGAGATAATCTACCAGATGAACCATACATCTTGACAGAACCAGAAGAAGTCTTGGCTTTCTTAAGAAAGAGACAGCAGAAAGGCCATATCGAGGCTGAAAATAAAGCATCGGAAGATTTATCAAGACCGACATGAAAATCATAAGTCTTGCCTATTTGGAAGAACACTTTGATGAGATAGTTGACCAAGCAAAATCAGGAGAATCTTTTATGTTAGATACTCCTGATGGTCAAATAGCTTTAGTTCCAGACAAAAGTGTTTTGAAACCTGTGATTGATTCGGGACAGGCACAAGACATAGAACATCTATGGAATCATGATGATGGTGCTTGACTTAC